TTGATGATCCACCGTCAGTCCGCGCCGTGGCCCGCCCATCAAGATTTTCGTATCCAAAATCAGCCCAGCCCGGCCCAAAGTTTCGCCCTTGGATTGGTCGATCGGCATCGGCAACGTACAGGGTTGACCGCCCAGGAACAGCGCGAAAACATCACCACGAACCGCGCCGGCAACATTTCGGGTGTTGTCCGATGTGTAGATATCGCAGGTGGTTGTGAGATAGTCTTCGAATGCCATTTTAGCCAATCACATACTTTCCAGACCGTCGAAAGCCCCTGAGCAGTGACTTTCCGGTGTTGCCAAAAATCCAATAACGATCGGTCGTATCGGTTTTTGCTGTCCAGGAATATTCGCCACCAATATTTTCCGATTGCAATCCGATATCACGGTTTTTTTCGCGTACCAGGTTGGTCACGCCGATGACCACCGCTTCCTTGATTTCCTCCGGAATCTTGGCATATCCGCCCGTGTAAGTGACAGAGATGTTGTCGGCACCGGCGGGAAACCACTCCGAAAAGTCGATATCACCACATCCATCACCACGCCTGAGACGGCCCGTTTCCGGATTAAATACAAATTCGGAAACAGTGCTGCCGTTGTGAGTGACCAAAGTGACAGTTTCAACAGGTGTGAGCCTGAGCCAGATTTCGGCCCAGTCCCCACCGTCGTGAGTTTCAACACGACCGATTTCACGCGAAAAAGTCCGTCGGCAGAATTGCTCTGCCAACGAACTTGCAGCGATGATCAGCCGGCTAATGTCAGACCTGCCCGAAAGCGATTCAGGCAGATCTGCGGGTGAAATGAGTGCAGCCATGACGGCCCCTAAACTCAGGTGTAGGAGTATCCGGACATGATGGCAGTCTTAGCCTGAGTGGCATCGAGTGCCATCGGCAGTGCGTTCCGCAACACCAGTTCGCCCCAGGCACCGTCGATGACGGCATTGGCCGTACCGCGTGAAATCACGGCCCGAACATAGCGACGCTTGCATTTGTAAACTTCTAGCGACACGACTTTATTTGAGTCAGCGTCAGCCAGGTTGCCCGTAGTGATCACTGTGCCCGAATCAACATCCAACAGGTCAGCCCAATTGGAATTGTCATTCGACCCTTGCAATTTGACACTTGTCACCTGAGTGGCGGTAAGCGTCCCAAAGGCAACGACAAATCGACAACCATCTTTGTTTTGCAGATCGACCGAACTGGTATTGACCGCAGTCAAACCAGCCGCCGTGGCGTTCAGAACGCGCTTTAATTGGACGGCAGTCGATAGATAATTTGACATCAACATGGTTCAAGCTCCTTTCTTTTGGAGATTTAGACGGACACTTTTTGAGCGCGACAACGATAAGGTTCAACCAAATCGCCCCCGTAGCGGATTTTGGCAACAATTTCGGTCATATTTTGCTTCGCTCGCGTCTGATCAAGAATTTTGATCGAGATATTTTGACGAGTCAAACTGACATAGGCCGATGGATCCCAAAATAGGATTGGGAAATTGCCGGCAGCCACCGTTGGCATTTTGGAACTATAAATGACGGGATATCCTTCGAGCTTTTGACCCGATGGACCCACCATGGAAGCGCCGTTGGCTGCGTCCACATCGCCATAGATTCGCAGGCCCGTCGATCCTCGAAGAGCGCCCAAAGCCTTGCCCGCATGGGTCCGGTTCATCGTCAAAACAGCATTTTCGCAATACTGTTCAGGCAGATCCCAAAGCAGATTCGAAAGCCCGGCCACAGTCAACAGATTGGCATCGCCGGTATTGACGGCGGAAACTCCAAAGACAGCGCCTGTACCGACATAGTTCATAATCCCCATATTCTGGCCAACCCCATTACCGTTGATAATATCATTATCACGATCCTGAGCCGCCGACTTGGAAATTTCGTTCGTAAACCAGCTCATCAAGTCGAAACTTGAATCCATCAACAGATCATTTTCAATCTGTCCGACCATCATATAAGTATGGACTTGGATTTTAACGGGCTCGACATAAGCCGTTCCCGATCCCGTCACAATGGCTTCCGTGTCCGTTGCAGGTCGGCTCCCAGTCGCAATCCGGCGAAAGGAGTTCGTATACATATCGTCGCCATCATAGGCGTTGCGGTAAAACTGGACCGAATCCCGCGCGGTGTTGATCTCTTTGACGATCCCACCCACGCGAGTCGGAGCGTTCAGCCGTGAAATGATCATATTGATCACCTCAGCCGGTGCCGTCACCGCGCCGCGTTCGTCAGCACCGGAATCAAGCGCTTTCATTTCACCGTTCGAAACGCCGCTCCAGCCATAGCGGAGAGCACTTTCGACGGCCATTTTATATTCAGGATCGGAAATGGCCGAAAACTTCTTCAGGCCCAATTCGCGTTCCAAACTTCCATATTTATGTATGGTTTTTTGGTCCAGAACTTCTTCTTCGGTTTTCTCAGCCCCAAGGTTATAAAACCGAGCACCCGCACGGGCCGGAGCCGTCGGTTGTTCCCTCAGCGAATAATTCAGAGCCGATTCCATGGCCTTGAATTGCTCTTGGCTTTGAGCGGTTCGGAAGTTCTGAATCTGGTTCGCCAAAATTGAAATCTTGGGAACGATATCATTGAACTTGTTTTTTTGGTCAGGGGAGGCAGTGCCCTCCGTGATCCGGTTTGACAGATCCCGAGACTCGCTTTGCATTTCCAGCAATTGCGACACCCAGGCGGTGTAGTCCGAAGATACTTCCATTGTTATACGCCCCTCCCAAGGGCCGCTTCGACTTGCAGATCGATCAATAAACGATCAACTCGCAGCATTGCGCCTTGAGCTGATTTCGAGACAGATTCCACGTCCGGAACCTGTGATTTTTGTGGCTCGTGTGGAGCTGGGCCCAAAAGGTTCAAAACCTCTGAGCGAATGGCCGGACGAATTGACTTCCAGATCTGGTCAGTCAATAAATCGATGTGCTTTTGATCCGCAACCGGACTCGTTTCCGGCTTGCCAAACAGGTCAGCCAAAACGCTCTTCAGATAGCTTTTCACGCCTGTAACGCGGGCTTGATTATTCGCCCCTCGCATACAGATCGCAGCCTCTTCGAGCTTCAACTTAGTCAGAAGCGTCACCCCGTTGGCAGCCAATCCAAGATCGTTCGGACTGGGCGAAAATCCGACCTGATTCCAGTAGGCAACAGTTTCTTCGAGACTAAGGAATTTCGCCTCTTGAACGTAATAACCGATACTCATTTGTTTGATGACACCGCGCTTCATTCCAGCCAGGACGCTCGAAGCCTCGAACATTTCCGGATAAATTTCGCCCGTCACCAACAGCCCTTCGCCCGTCTCCTCAGCCGCCGTTGGCCTGCCGATCGGTTCGTCCCAGTCGTGCTCATATGTCACAAATCCTTCACTCAGGAAGTATGGAAGCGTCTCAGAGAACGCGCCCGGCGCAATGATTTCACGCGCAAAATCGACGTTGTTAAAAACCGAGCAAATCCCGGAAAATGTCCCCGTCGAATCGCCTACTGACGATTTGATCAGAAACGGCACCGTTTTTCGCTTCAGTTCGCTGGTGATTTCGGCTTGCGTCACGATTCGTCCTCCAAAGTGGTTGCTTTGGAGAGACTTTCGATGTGTGCCGACTAGCCGATATCAAGCCGGTAAAAAAGACCAGTCAATCGGCTTCGGGTTACGGGTATAACTTGGTTCCAAAACCGCTTTCAAAGTGCATCGACAAAACGGATGCGCTGGCGGGTGCCGAATATTTTTGTAATCGGGATTGGTCCCACGAACCGCAAAAATCTGCCCCAGCTTGACCGTTCGCCGTCCGGTCGGATTGTTCACATCTTTCGCAATCGCATGACAGATCGGGCATGAGGCCGAAGTCTCTACCCATTGCCATCCAGCCACCACGCCGGAATCCTTTGCCGACCATTGCATAGCCAAATGGTGAGCTCTCACCGCTTCAGTCTGGGCAATGCGACGGGCCCGAAATCGATTATTATCCTGAAAATATTTCATCAATCGTTTCGTCAGTTGATCAGTCGATTCGCCCGCTCCCAGCCGCCCCAGCTCAATCTCAGCCCTGATCGCGTGTTTGAGCATTTCGTAATGCCCATTGAAATCTTCGTGAAATGTCGCCTGGGTCGATTCGGCAAAATTGAGAGTGCTGGCGCGAATCGCACCCTTGAGATATTCGGAGTTCACCCGCCATCGTTCTGGATCCAGCCCCACAGCTCGATAAAGCCGCTTGCCGCTCTTGTCCCAAATCCCCGTGATCACCGGCACAATCCGTTCGTACTCTTCGAGCAAGCCTTTATCCGACGGTCTCAACAGTTCCGCAGGCGTGTAAAAGATCGACTTTTTCCCCGTCAATCGCTCTTTTACCAATTTAGCCTGGGCGTTGAAGCTCCCCACCAAGATTGGGTAAAGTCGTGATCCAAGCGGTAAATTGTGGTCGTTTGGCTCAATTGGCATGAGTTTCCGCCTTGATCATGGCAAGTTCGTTTTCGCAGCGACGTTTGGCGATTTCGGAATACGCTGGAACCGCTTCAATTCCAATGAAATTGAACCCCTCGCGAATTGCCGCCACTCCGGTGGATCCAGAACCGCAGAACGGATCCAGAATTGTGGCCCCCGGCTTCAACTTCAATTTCTTGATACACCAACGCATTAGCGGAATCGGCTTAGTGGTCGGATGGAATCGCTGGTTTGACGCCTGATAACTGGTGTCTTTGAAACAGTAAACACCGTGGCCGCCTTTCATCCAAGCCAATTCCGCGTCAGATAGAAAAGTTCCATACGCTGGTTCATTCCGCTTGATCCAAACCAAAGTTGTTCCAACCGGCAATTTCTCGCCAAAATGGTTGACCCCAAACATGATGACTTTCTTCCAATCCAGCCACGGGGCCGGATCGAAAGGTTTATTATCGTTCAAAATCCGAGGCCATTTCACACCTTGCGACTGTCTTCGATTACTACCGTTCCCGCCACTGAATCGAGTCGAATCACACTTGTAATTCATCCCGTAAGGTGGATCGGTCACAATGGCATCAATCGAGCCTGTTTCCAGCCCCTTTAAAACTTCGTGACAATCGCCAGTGATGATTTCAAACAATGCCAACCCCCGCTTGATTCGCTTGTTGTGCCGTGATCTCCCAAAAATACCGATCCCCAAACGGATCCGGCGCCTTGCCCAGCTCGGCGCGGAACTCATTCAGCGAAATACCACCGGCAGTGAAGTTGTCACGAGCCCGTTTGTGACGATCGTTGAGGTTTTCCGCCAGATCGGGAATCTGAGACAAATCATGAACCACCCGATACTTTCGCGGATCAAGCCCAAACTCAGGCATTAAACGCCGTGAAATGGTCGAACGAATCAGCCCCAAAATCGGTAGAACCCCGCTTCGCCAGGCAGCCTGAATGGCCACGCCAAAATTATCGTAAGTTTTGGTGGCACTTGGCAGGCCGTGAACCTCCGGACTCGTACCAATGGCCGCCAGAACCATCGGCATAGCCCCGTTTGGGAGTTTGTCCAAAGCCATTTGTTCAGGACTAAAACCGATGGTGTCAATCTTGATCCGACGATTCAGCGAAATCGTTCGCCCCCGATTATCACCACGGGTCATTCGGTTGACCTGACTCTCAATTTCCCCGCCTTCGTCGTCCAACAATTCATCGTTCGAATCTTCAGGAGTGATGATCAGACCGGGAACCCCACCGTTTTTGAGGATCGAAACCGAATAGCCAGCCGCCTCATTCAAAAGGCAAATCTGGCGCAAAACCGCCTTGAGTTTGGAGAGTCCCAGCCGCGTGTTCAGCGGATCAATTCCCCAGCGGAAATGCAAAACATCTTCTTTGGGAATGTTCAGCGTCCGACCGTTGACCATATAGCGCCAATAGTCCAGATAGCGTTCCCCAGTCGCTGGATAGAGCGGGAAAACGTATCGTTCGTCAAGCCAGTGGAGGCCGATCGGCAGCCCCGCAAAAGCGTCGCGTTCGATGTACAAAAACGCATTTCCGGAAGTGATGACTGATAAAGCCATAGCCAAATCACGAGTAAACGAGTCGTAATTGTCGTTTGATTTGACCCACAATTCGGCCAAGCCTGTATCGTATGCCGGTGCCCAGGTGCCATCGCCTTGGCGCTCCTCCACGACCAACGGGCACAAATTGACCTTTTCGGCAATCCAATTGCAGGCGATGGAAACGACATCGTTGAGATAAAGCCGCCCCGCCTCTAATTCCCAGTCATGTTTCGCACCCGGTAAAAGGGCAAAACTGCGACCTCCGCCGCCCCCGCCCATCCCGTTGTATATTTTCAGATTCGAGCCATTTTCGCCAAACGCATTGCCGCCGTTGCCGCTAATCATCCCGGCCTCCTACAACTCGGATCCGCCGTTTCACGGCAAGTTTGCCAAACGCCCCGCTTGACGCATCCACCTGGTCATCGTGCTTGGCGTTCGGGAATGTGCACAGTTCCTCAATGTACTTTCGATTCCACTTCGCACGCACCAAAATGACATTCCCCGCCTCGCACTGAGCCGCAAACGGATCGGCCCTGACTTCCTTTGAGCCGGTCGGATGTTCGTGCCGCACCGCAAACCCGGCCAATTCTCGCGCCTCCAATTCCGCCGCATCTTTCCCCGCCGATCCGCCTTCGTGCTCAATCCAGCACACCGTTCCGCGCGGGTCCATTTCGGCACATTGACGTTGTAAAATCCGACGTTGTTGTGGCGATACCTGAGCCCGCACCACATCCGTCACATAAAACTTGCCGTCCCACTCACACATCAAAACGCCAACGGTATAGTCCCCACCATCGACCGTCGAAGCCTTATCCCAATATCGCACCCACTTGAGACCCGGCCCCGCTGGCGCCACATCAACGAATTGCGAGAACCAAGTTTGCTGAAATAGCCCGCCCGAACGTG